ACATAATGATAATAATGAAGCAGAAGATAAATTAAAAACTGTGGTTGAGGCAATGGAGGCAGCAGCAAATGGGTAAACAATATTATACTAAAAAGCAAAGATACGTTTTTAATAACGCTAATAGTAGATGGAATATCTTTTCTGGTGCTGTACGAAGTGGAAAATCTTTTATAGGAAATGATTTAATTATTAAAAGATTAAACCAGTTGCCTGATGGTAGAAGGACATTAATTGGTAAAACTGAGACTACTATAATGAGAAATATACTAGATCCGCTGCGTGATATATACCCTGATAAATATATTTCTGGTATCCAGGGAATGAAAAGAGAAGCCGAGATATTCGGTAAGAAATTCTATTGTATAGGTGCAAATGATGCACGAGCTACAAAAAAATTACAAGGAGCAGGGTTTGTATACGCTTTTGGTGATGAGATAACTACCTGGCCAGAAGGCTTTTTTAATATGCTCAAGTCTAGATTGTCAGATAGAGGTGCTAAATTTGATGGTACTTGTAACCCCGAAGGACCATACCATTGGTTGAAAAAAGGACTGATTGATAGGGTAGGAGATTTAGATGTATTCCACCAACACTTTACAATTGATGATAATTCGTTTTTACCTGAAGAGTTTGTTCACCAGTTGAAAAAAGAATATAGTGGAGTTTGGTATCAAAGGTATATTGAAGGTTTATGGGTATTGGCTGAAGGTTTGGTATATGATATGTATGATGAGGATAACCTTATTGAGCCTTACGAAGTTAACAGTATGAAATATACACGTGAATGGATAGGAGTTGACTACGGTACTACTAATGCCACTGTGTTTGTACTTGTTAGATTAGGAGAAGATGATAAGCTCTATATTGTTGATGAATACCGATGGGGAGAAAAGTCAGACGGTTTACCAAAAACTGATGTTACTTTAGCAGATGACCTTGAAAAGTTTATAACACGAAATGATGCTAATCCTGAATGGATATTTGTAGATCCATCAGCTAAAAGTTTTATAACAGAAATATTCTCAAGAGCTCAGCATTTTGCTCCATTTTATAAGGTTACAGGAGCTAAGAATGACGTACTTAATGGAATACAACAGTTAAGTAGTTTACTAGGAATTAATAAGCTTTTAGTAGCAAAAGGACTTGGTGATCTTAACAAAGAATTTCACTCTTATAGTTGGGATAAAAAAGCTGAAGCTAAAGGTGAAGATAAGCCTCTTAAAGAATATGACCATGGTTTAGATGCACTTAGATATGTTATAAATGGTATACCCAGAGTGGTTGAATATATATTAAAGGTAGGTGCTTAAATGATTTTATGGAATAAACCTATTGGGAAATCACCCTGGTATCATAAAATTTGGGCTAAACCTTTGAATTGGGTTTTTATTAAAATTGCAAATGGATTAAATAAATTGACAGAATTAATAAAGGCAGGTGATTAAATGACTTGGCCACCAGAAGAAAGAGAAAAAGAATATGATAAGTTTGCTGAATGGTCTGCTTTATACAGTGGCAGTCGAGAAAAACTATTAGAAGTTTATCAAGCAAGAGTTGGTAACTTTTGGGCGAAAGATGTTATTAAAGATCGAGTAACAATGCTTCATGTTCCAATTGCAGGTGATATTGCAGGGGTCAGTTCAGACTTATTGTTTAGTGAAAAGCCTGATATTCGATACGATGAAACTTCAACATTTGAACACTTAGATGAAAGTTTAGATGATATGGACTTTTACTCACGATTATTAGCTGGTGCGGAAACTGCTGCCGCATTAGGAGGAGTATATCTAAAAATTAATTATGATGAAGATATAGCCGATTATCCAATAATCAATGTTGCACAATCAGATAATGCAATACCACGATTTAAGTGGGGTTACCTTCAAGGTGTGACTTTTCATAAGGTTATAAGTGACAACAGCGAAGAAGCAGTTTGGCGATTATTAGAACACAGAACAGATGATGGAATACAGTATCAGTTATTTAAAGGTAGCATAATGAAGTTAGGTAATAAGCGACCATTAACTGCACGTGAAGAGACTGCTGAATATGATGAGTATGTGCCGTTACCAACAAGTGGAATAGTCTATATTCCCAATAAACTTCCAAACAGACTTTGGAGAGGCAGCAGCTTAGGCATTAGTGATTATAATGGTATTGAAAACTTAATGGATGCACTCGATGAAACATATACAAGCTTATTGAGAGACATACGATTAGGTAAAGCAAGAATTTATGTCCCAGAAAGATATATGAAAAATGTTGACGGAACACTTAAATTTGATGTTGACCAAGAAGCTTATGAGCTTATTAATGCAGACCCAAACTCTGACCAAAAGCTTGACTTTAATCAGTTTAAAATTAGAACTGAAGAGCATTTAGAGACAGCAGTAGAACTTATTGAAAAGATAGTTTCAATTGCTGGTTATAGTCCAATTAGTTTTGGATTAAACCAAGGTAATACTTCAGCTCAGACTGCAACTGAAATAAAAGCACGTGAGAATAAGTCACAAAAGACAAGAAGTAAGAAAGCTAAGTATTGGACACGAGGCATAGAAAAGATCCTAGCTGATTGGTTAATCATTGATAACTTTGCATTTAACTCAAACAACACCCTGGGCACACCTGCAGTAATTCTAGCAGATAGTTTTACAACCGATCCTCTTGAAAGAGCAAACAGCATAAAAACTCTTAACGATGCTCAAGCTGCATCAACTTATTTGAAAGTAAAAATGCTGCATGATGATTGGACTGAAGAAGAAGTTGAAAAAGAAGTAGAGCGTATTCAAAAAGAGCAAGGTATTATTGTTGACACACCAGATTTGAGAACATAATATGGAAGATATAAGAAGAGTTTATTCCCAAGCTGAATTGGATATAATAACTCGTATCACGAATAAACTGAAGCGAGGTAAAACATTAACTTTAAGTCAGTGGGAACGTGCAAAGTTGAATGAACTTAGACAATTAACTAATGGCATTAATCAACAAGTTATTTCACATCTAGCTAAAGAGAATGAAGATAAACTTGATGATCTTATTAGATTAGCTTATCAGCAAGGTAGTGACTCAGCCGTAAAAGATTTGACAAAGATTAAAGCTAATAAAGCAATTAAGAGTGAATTTCTACAATCAGATATAGTATCTATACAACTACTTACATCTGAGCTAAATCAAAGCCTATCTCAGACACACTTACGTATATTAAGACAGAGCCAAGATTATTATCAACAAGCAGTGGCGAAAGGTTCAAACTATGTATTAACTGGGGCTGGTACTCGATTAGAAGGAGCACAAAAGACTCTTAATCAATTAGCAAACAAAGGTATCACTGGTTTTGTAGATAAAGGTGGTAGAAACTGGAACTTATCTTCATATGTTGAGATGGCTACTAGAACAGCAACAGGAAGAGCAAGAATAGATGGCAATATTAATAGATTTGCTACTAATGGAGAAGACTTAGTAATTGTTTCAGGACACTATGAGAGCTGCCCTATTTGTGATCCATGGGAAGGTCGTATCTTGAGTATTAGCGGTAAGAATCCTGATTATGCTTCAGTACAAGATGCAAGAAGTGCTGGTTTATTTCATCCCAACTGCACTCACAACTTAACGTTATATGTTGAAGGGTTGACAAATCCTAAAAATGTTATCAAACAGAAAAAAGGTAGCAATTTATATGAACAGCGGCAACAGCAACGATATAATGAGAGAATGATTAGGAAATGGAAGCGAAGAAAAGCTGCAAGTTTGACTGATAGTGAGTCTAAGAAAGCTCAAACTTTTGTAAGTAAATGGCAGAAAAAACAACGTGGCTTAATTGATAAGACTGAAAGAAGAAGAAAGTACGGTCGTGAACAAGTTGACAAACCTCGCTAATTATTATTACAGTCAAGAACTAAATGACTTTGAAGAAGAATAGAACAACTCGACTTTTTGGTATTGCAGTCGTTAAAGAACAAGAGGTTTCATGGTCGACACCCATGTAAAAAAGCGTACACCAATACGAAGGGATGGTATTAATTATGGATTTGAAAAAACTTTTAGGAGAAGAATTGTTTGAACAGGTTGAAGCTAAGCTTAAAGAAGTTGATGACAAAGATGTAGAACTTTTTATTGCAAGCGAGAATGATGGTGACTTTGTGAGAAGGAATCGACTTAATGAAGAGTCTGATAAAGTCAAAGAACTACGCTCTCAACTCCAAGATTATGATACACAAATTGAAGAACTTAAGAAGCACGCAGATGCATCCTCTGAACTCCAGGACAAAATTAAAGAGATACAAGATGCTAAGAAAGAAGAAGTTGAATCTTTGAATAATAAGTTGAGACAAAAGACGTTAGATAACGAAATTGAAAAAGAATTGATCAAACGTAAAGCACGTAACCCAAAAGCAGTTAAGGCTCTTCTTGACAATGATACAATCAAACTTGAAGAGGATGACTCAGTTGTCGGGCTTAGTGAACAGCTTGATAAGCTTCAAGAATCAGATGATTATTTGTTTGAGAGCGCTGAAGCAAGGAAGAAGAAGAAAGCTGGAGATGACTTTAGTAAAGAACAAGATTTTGGTGAAAATGATGAGTCAGAGTTAGATGCTATGAGAAAGATAGCAGGTTTAAAAAAATGATATTAAAAATAGTGAAAGGATGATAAACAATGGCTAACACAATTAACAAAGCGAAAATGTATGTTACACTGTTAGATGAACTTTATAGAGACGCACTGAAAACTGATGTTTTATCAGCTCCATCTGAATTGATTAGAGCTGGAAATTCTGCTGGAGAAGTATTAATTCCAAAGATTACACTTGATGCTCTTGGAGATTATAGTAGAGCAAATGGATATCCTTCAGGAGATATTACTTTTGAATGGGAGACACACACATTTAGTTATGACAGAGCAATTGAGTTTACACTTGATAAGCAGAACAATTTAGAAGCACTTGATGTTCCATTTACAGCAGCATCTAGTCAATTTGTAAAACAATATGCAGCACCAGAAATTGATGCAGTAAGATTTGCTGAAATGTATGGATCAGCAGGAACTATAGCACAAGCAGATCTTACAGTTGATGACACAGTTGAAGCAATTGATACTGCAATCGCTGAGATGAGAAATGCAGAAGTACCCAAAGAAGATATGTATCTCTTCTTAACTACAACAGTACTAAAGAATATTAAGAACTCTGCATTGTTTG